CCTCGATTCTGTCCGGGTTCTATACACCCCATTTGAATACCAATTTTTGTGCGTGTGACCCCCCGCCCGTTCCACAGAACCTAAACGACAGAGATTTTGACCGCCCCTGGGGTCAGCTGTGGTTATGCCATCTGTCACCACTCTTCGCATGAATTCGTGCGTGGCACTCTTTACATAAAGCAATGAGGTTCTCTCTGTCATGCGTTCCGCCTTGTGACAGTGGCAGACGATGGTGGATTTCCTCGGTTGCTTTGTAAATGTTCTTCTTTAGGCACTCCTCACACAAAGGATGTGCATGGGCATAACTGTCACGGATTCTCTTCCAAGCTCTGCCGTACCTTTTCTTCACAGCAGGGTCACGGTCATATCTTTCGTACCTCTTGTTTTCTTCCTTGGTATGCTCCTCACAGAACCGTCCGTCACAAAGGTTCGGACAACCGGGATAAGAACAGGGACTCTTTGGTTTCCTTGGCACTTGCTCCACCTCCTCCTTGCATAAGAAAAGCCCTGCAGGTTGTTGCACCCACAAGGCTTGTTTCCATTTTTTCTACAATACCATAATACTACTTATGGCTGTGCCAATCTACGGCAAAGTGTGCCAACCTTACTGTGGCACAATAAAATTTGCTAATGCTGATGCATGGATACGGTGTACTGTGCGATTGGAAACACAAAGGCGGTCTGAAATCTCCTGCCATGAGAAGTTGTTGAAGTAACGATAGGTAAGAAGCAAACGTTCCTCTCTGTCTTCCACTTTCTCCAATGATTCGCTGATTTGTTTCTTTAACACCACAAGCTGACATAGTTCCTGGTGAATCTTCTGCTCCATCTCCATAATGTCCGATAAGTACTTCACGAATGGCGGGTCATAGTTTTTGGAACTCTGTACACGCTCATCAAAGTTCGGACTGGAGATTCTTCCAGCCAAATCTCTTAGATGCTCCAGTTCTTCCACATCAGAATCAATTAACTCATTGAGTCTATATGCCTGCATCAAATATTCTTTTGCTGTCATAAGCCTAACCTCCGAAAATATAAATTTTCCTCGGATTGACTCTGATTTACTCTGATTTACATTTCTGCTTTTACCGCATCGATTAATGCCGACTGCGTTTTATCTTTTTCAAGCAGTGCTTTCATAATCCTCTCGTCAATAGTGTTCTTTGTGACAATATGGATATTGGTGACTGTGCCTTCGCTCTGACCCTGGCGATATAACCTTGCTACAGTCTGCTGATAAAGTTCCAAACTCCAAGTAATGCCAAACCACACAAGAGTTGATCCCCCAGATTGCAAATTTAAGCCATGCCCCGCTGATGCAGGATGAATCAGTGCTACGGGAAGTTCTCCCTTATTCCATTTCTTGATACTGGCATCACTATCCAATTTTTCAAAAGGGATATCTTTCGATTTAAGCCTTTCCTCAATTCTCATAAGGTCATGCTTGAACCAATATGCCACAAGGACTGTTTTTCCATTGGCAGCCTCGATAATATCTTCAAGTGCATCAAGCTTTCTATCGTGAATGGAAAGAATACTCTCATCATCTGCATACACTGCACCATTGGCCATCTGTGATAGCTTTCCCGAAAGAGAGGCTGCATTTGCCGCTGTAATTTCTCCCTCTGGAAGTGCCAAGACGAGTTCTGCTTTCATATCCTCATACTTCTTCTTTTCTTTTTCCGATAAATGCACTAAATATTTTGAATTTATCAGTTCAGGCATTTTCAAATGGTCTGCTGCCTTCATGGAAATGGTGATATCAGATATCTTTTCGTAAATCGCCTGCTCTGCACCCAGCAGTGGTTTGTAGCTGTAAACGATAGGACCATTCATTTTATCCGGCTTGAAATATGTCATTCTGTACTGACCGATAAATCTTCCAAGCCTTGCACCCATATCTAAGATTTTGAATTCTGCAAATAAATCCATAAGTCCATTGCTTGATGGTGTTCCTGTAAGTCCCACCATTCTTTTTACTTTTGGTCTTACCTTCATCAGCGACTTAAATCGTTTTGCCTGATGATTCTTAAAAGACGAAAGCTCATCTATGACCACCATATCAAAATCAAATGGAACATCGCTCTTTTCAATCAGCCACTGAAGGTTTTCTCTGTTGATAATATAAATATCTGCCTGTCTTTTAAGTGCCGACAGCCTTTCAGCTTCTGTTCCCACTGCGATGGAAAACTGAAGGTCTTTTAGATGATCCCACTTTTCAATCTCATCTGACCAGGTATTTCTTGCTACCCTTAAAGGTGCTACTACCAGAATGCGGTGTGCATCAAAGTAATCAAACAACAGATCATTTAATGCTGTGAGTGTAATGGATGTCTTTCCTAAACCCATATCAAGAAATACTGCTGCCACCGAATGTGACTCAATATACTTTGTGGCATATCTTTGATAATCATGTGGTTCGTATTTCATCAATCACACCTCCAATCTGCTGCACACCATCAATGACATACACCTTAAATCCTAATTTCTTAAGCAGTCGGTGCCTTGCCAATTGCAGTGGTCTTGGCTTTTCGCCTGGTGCCTTTAATTCTGCAAAGGCAAACTTACCATCCGGCAGTAAGATAATGCGGTCTGGCATACCATCGAAACCAGGCGATACAAACTTAGGACAGATACCGCCGCCATTTTTTACTGTCTTCACTAATTTTTGTTCTACTTCTTTTTCTCTCATAATGCCTCCTTTGGGACAAGTGGGACAACGTGGACAGCATTTTCTATATATTCCTTACGTGCGTATTTACAGTTTCTATACCTCTGTATTTATACCCATTCGGCTTTATATATAAATCTTGTCCACTTGTCCTATAAAGGGTTAAAAGTACTGTATTTAAGCCGTTTGTCAGTCGGACAACTTATGGGACAGTCTTTCATAAACTCTCTGTCTTCCATAAATTTTCTGGTTCACTCGCTTGCCGCTTTTCTCCCAACCATCGATTTTTAACATAATGGCTGCTATCGCATAAGAATCTGCAGTTTTGATGGTGGACAAGCTGTTGCCAAAGCACTCACACCAAATCTCTGCATTACTTACCTGCATGCGTTCCACAGTACCTGCAGGTGCCCCACCGAAATCATTGCCGCTTAAGTAGTTCCTTCGGTCATAGGTACTCATCTCATCCCACTTTTCAGGAAGCGGAGTATTAAGATATTCTTCCACAAGCCCCTGTCTTTCGTCAGTTTCCATTGCCTGACGCTGTTTGTCCACTGCGGTCTTGGCATCATCGCCTTCCAGGTAGAGATTTTCTCCCTGCTCATACAGATAAATAGACTCTGCCCATATCTGGTCTACATCCTCTTTTGTCATCTGCCATGACTTTTTTATGGAGCTATCGCAAACATTCACTGGCCAGAATCGCCTGTTTCCTGTGATGTCACGAAGAAATCCACTCTCCGCATTGGTAGAACCGACAATGATACACTGCCTTGGATGGCTCTCCGTCACACGTCCATAGGAAGGACGGTAAATGTCATCAGTACGGCTTAAGAATGATTTGATGGTTTCAATATCCACCTTCTTCATTCCTGCCATCTCTCCAAGTTCCAGGATAAGAAATCCCTGCAGTTTCTCCGCTCCCGACTTATCCTTCATGTCTGTAAGGGTAAGGCTGTCCGAGAACCATTTCCCTGCCAATTTGGAAAAGAAGGTAGACTTGCCTATTCCCTGTGTTCCAATAAGGATCAGTGCAGAATCAAACTTTGTTCCAGGGTGATAGGTTCTTGCGACTGCTGCAATCATGGTCTTTCTGGTAACCGCCTTCGTGTATGAAGTGTCCTCTGCACCAAAATAATCAATGAGCAGAGACTCCACTCTTGGCACCTTATCCCATTCCGGCAGAGACTTGAAATATTCTCTGACTGGATGAAAATGACGGTCTTCCACCACTTTGGTAAATGCCACATCATAATTTCTCGTAGAAAATACACCATAGCGGATATCAATGAGAGCCTTCATCTGTGCCATATCTGCATCTCTCCAGAAGAAGTTGTCAATCGGACGCTCCCACGGTACTTTGCCTGTAACCTCGATTCTTCCTGCCATCTCATTAAATGCAATATTGGAGAAATCAGGGTCATTCGTTAAAATGAGCATCAAGTTCCACACGCTGTTTTCAAGCACTTCACTTTTCGACTGATATACAAGTTTCTTCTGCCAGTCTTTATCGCCCTCATCGTCACTTACAAAATCCTCGTCAAGCTGCGCCTGTTTTTCCTCTAACGCAAGGAGTTTCACCTTATCCTGCTTCATTACAAAATCACACATGGCATTAAAGGATGCTTTATCATCTCCAAACTTATGAAGGCGCACAATATCAAAGGCATTGCAGAGTTTTAAGTATGCAGGATCTTTTGCGTGGTGACTGTAGACAAACTTATCTTCCTTAATCTCCACACCCGGCATACTGTTGGACTCGATTAAGTGATATCTGTTTTCAATGCTTGTTGGCTCATATACATCAGACAAAAATTCCGCTAACGCAAGATGCACCGGATAATAGGCACGGTTGAACAAACCAACCACGCCCTTTTTATCCAGTGGGTCTTCTACCTTTTTCACTGCAGTATCCTTTGCTGTTGTTTCCCTTGATGAGGTCGGGAGCTGCGTAGGGTCTGTCCACTCTGGATGAGCAGACAGAATATCATCTGGGTTTAACCAGTCTTTGTCTATCTCCAAACACAGATATTCTCCATTGCTTGGAGAACTTGGCCAGAACATAAGCTGGTTTGGCAGATAGGAGCATTCGTCAAAATAATCGATGCCAAGCATCTGTGCTAGATACCTTGCCACTGCAGCATACTCTTCTGCAGATATATCTCTTGTAAGTGGAAAGATAAATCTTGCCCTTGGATTTTCCGGTGTATGCCCATGCGTGGTGTATGCGACTGCCGTATATGGAAGATCCATCGTATCAAGATATCCCTTTGGCAGTGCATCTCCGTCCAGACTTATCATGGACCTCATCTCTACTGTATCAATTTTTCTTCTTCCGCCTTTAAGTCTTCCACCGACAAAGCCGCCGTGGTCTTTCGCCCCGGTCTTCTTTGCC